CATCGAGTGCATCTCTGTTCCCGCTAACACCCTTATCCTGAATGCAGGGTTTGAAGTTATCACTGCCGCTGGCGGTGAGTCTGCAGACAATGCTTGGGATCTTGGTGTTACCGGAATTGATGCTGATGCTTTTGTTGACGGCTTTGACGGTGACGCTGCTGCTGCTGGGGATTATGCCCAGAACGCTGCTGCGTATCAACCCATTGTGATTGGCGGTACTGCCGACACCATTGACCTTCTTATCCAAGCTGCTACGACTGCTCCCACCTCCGGTGTAGTGCGTGTCTGGGCTGTTTTGATGGACGTTGATGCTCGTACCGGTGCCGATGAAGTTGATCGTGACCAGCTTGCTTAATCAGTAAGTAGGCAAGGGAGGTGTCTCACAAGGGCACCTCCCATTTTATTTTCTTAAAAAACTATGGCAACTTATTTAGAACTAACTAATGAATTATTACGTAGACTGAATGAAGTTGTTATGGACTCTACAGACTTTTCTACGGCAAGAAATATTCAAGCCTTAGCAAAAGATGCTGTTAATTCCTCTGTTAGAGAAATACTACACTCTGCTCAAGAGTGGCCTTTTGCAATAACCACCTACACAGAAACACTTGTAGCTGGTACAAAAGAGTATAGTTTTCAGGCTGACATGTCTAGCGTTGATTGGGATTCTTTTTATTTAAAGATCTTAACGTCAGCAAACAATAACCCAGCAAAACTTCGCCTTATTACCTTTGACGATTATTTAAGTAACTATAGGGCAAACGAAGACTTAGCAGGCACTGGTGGCTATACCGCCCCTGCTTTTGTGTATCAAACCCAAGAATCTAAGTTTGGTATTACCCCAATTCCTGATGCAGCATACGAAGTAGAATATAAATACTGGTCATTTCCTGGGGATTTATCTGCGTATACAGATACCACTATTATCCCAGAACGATTTAAAAATGTAATCATTGATGGTGCAATGATGTATATGATGTTGTTCCGATCAAATGAACAAAGCGCAGTTATCCACAGGGATAAGTTTGATCAAGGCATTAGGATGATGCGTAGACTTCTTCTTGATGATCCTGTCAGTGTTCGTTCTAGTTATATATTAAGGCCTCTGTTCTATCCAAGGTTTTTCTAATGGCTGATCGGATAGCTGGTTATAAAGTAAACTGTATCGGTGGTCTTGACACTAACCGAGATCTACTATCTCAGCCTGAGATTTCTCCAGGCTCTGCTACACAGTTAATTAATTATGAGCCTTCTCTTTCCGGTGGTTATCGTAGGATCAGTGGTTTTGCTAACACGTATGGGACTGTCCCTGGTAGCGGAAATGTATTAGGTGTTCTTGTTGCAGAAGGTATCAATGATGGTATCTTTGCTTGCCGTGCACCTAGCTTTGGAAACACAGAGTATTTTTATAAGTGGGACAATACCGCTGAAGACTGGGTAGCTGTTACAACCCCCGGTTCTATAAACATGACTGGGGTTAAGAAGATTAGGTTTGCTTTGTACAACTGGGGAGCACCTGCGATGGTAATTGCAGATGGTGCGAATCCTGCAGCAACGTATGACGGAACAACATACACCCAGATTACACATGCCAATGCCCCAACAGATCCTAAGTACTTAGATGTTTTTAAGAACCATTTGTTTTTAGCAGGTGATCCAGCAGAGCCATACAATCTGTATTTCTCATCACCTTTTAATGTAACTGACTTTAACCCTGCCAATGGTTCTGGTGTTATCAATGTTGGATTTGATATTATTCAAATCAAACAGTTCCGAGATGCTTTATTTATCTTTGGCAAGAACAAGATTAAAAGACTCTCTGGTAACAGCATTGCAGATTTTATCATTACCGAGATTACAAATAACTTAGGTTGCTTGGCACCCGACAGTGTAATCGAACTTGCAGGTAATCTAATCTTTTTATCACCTGACGGTTTCCGTCCTATTGCAGGTACCGACAGGATTGGTGACGTTGAACTGCAGACTATTTCAAAAGCAATTCAATTCACTACCTCCGCTATTATTGCGGACATTGCTGCAGGTGATGTTGATACAGACACAATCACTTCGGTTGTCCTGACAACCAAGTCACAGTTTAGATTCTTCACACCAGAAAATGGTGTGTTTGGTTTGTTAGGCGGTATTCGACAAACCCCACAAGGGTTTACTTTTGAGTACAGTCAGTTGTTTGGCATACCTGCTTCTTGTGCAGACTCTGGTTTTTTAGGAACAGAAGAGTATGTACTGCACGGAGACTCTACAGGAAAAGTGTACCGACAAGAAACTGGCATATCATTTGCCGGTGAGAATATTTTAAGTGTGTATCAAACACCTTTTTATTATTTTGAAGATCCAACGGTAAGAAAAAACTTTTATAACATATCTACGTTTTTAAGAAGTGAAGGAACATCTTCCATTGCTCTTAGTGTGATTTATGACTTTGATGATACGGTAGGTGTATTTAATCCTTCTAACTATGGAATTGATATTACAGGAACTGCGGCATACTATAATGAAGCTGTGTATGATGCGGTAGCAATTTATGATGGTAACCCATCTCCTGTTGTTAAAACCAATGTTGCAGGTTCTGGATTCTCGGTAGCATTTAAGTATGTTACTGAAGATACAAATGCAAGCCATACGATTCAGGGCTTTGTTTTAAATTATGGCGTTAACGACAGGCGTTAAGGAGAAAGACATTGGCTGGCTATACTAGACAATCTGCTGCAGACATAGTACCTACCGCAGTTGTTCGTGCTGCTCCAATCAACAATGAATTGAATGCACTACGTGATGCATTTGATGCTACGAGTGGACACAAACATGATGGTTCTACGGGTGAGGGTGCTTACATTGAAGCCATTGGCGATACTGCAGGCTATACAAGAATCGCTATTGATGCTGTCAATAGTCGCATCGGTTTCTTTATTAATGTAAGTAATGCATCTGTTGAACAACTTCGTATTCAAGACGGTGCTCTTGTACCTGTAACAGATAATGACATTGATCTTGGTACGAGTTCTTTAGAGTTTAAAGATTTATATATTGATGGCACTGCTAACATTGACAGCCTTGTAGCTGACACAGCAGACATTAACGGTGGAACGATTGACGGTGCAACCATCGGTGCTAGTTCTGCTGGTGCAGGTACATTTACTACGTTAACGGCAAGCACAAGTGCAACCATTGCATCTGCAGATATTAATGCAGGTACAATTGATGGTGCTGTTATTGGTGGTGCATCTGCTGCTGCTATTACAGGTACAACGATTACTGCCTCCACTGGTTTTGTTGGTGGGGTGACAGGTAATGTAACCGGCAACGTCACTGCATCAAGCGGCACTTCAACTTTCAATGATGTTGTTATCAACGGTGGCTTGAATATGAATGCTGCCACCACAGCAACCATCACAAACCTAACAGCCCCTACAAACGCTGCAGATGCCGCTACAAAGGGCTACGTTGATACCAGCATATCTAACCTTGTTGACTCTGCTCCAGGGGCACTAGACACCCTTAACGAGCTTGCAGCAGCCCTTGGTGATGATGCCAACTTCTCGACAACAATAACCAACTCAATTGCAACTAAACTGGCTTTAGCTGGTGGCACTATGAGTGGTGCTATTGCAATGGGTACTAATAAGATTACCGGTCTAGGTGATCCTACTGCAAACCAAGATGCTGCTACCAAAGTTTATGTAGATACAGCAGATGCAACCAAGCTTGCTTTGGCAGGTGGAACCATGTCCGGGGCTATCGCCATGGGCACCAACAAGATTACCGGCATGGGTGATCCTACGGATGCCCAGGATGCTACGACTAAGACATACGTTGATGGCATTCTAGGTTCAGCAACAGCGGCAGCAGCTAGTGCTGCAGCAGCAGCTACCTCGGCTTCTAACGCTGCTACCTCTGCAAGCAATGCTTCCACTTCAGCAACCAATGCTTCTAACTCTGCCTCGGCAGCTTCAACTTCTGCTACCAATGCAGCAAATAGTTATGACGCATTTGATGATAGGTACCTGGGGGCTAAAGCTTCTGCTCCCTCTGTGGATAATGACGGTGATGCACTTATAACAGGTGCTTTGTATTTTAATACTGCATCTAACACAATGTTTGTGTGGACAGGTTCTACATGGACAGCAGCCGGTTCTGCTGTTAACGGAACTGCAGAGAGGCAAGTTTATACAGCAACCTCAAGCCAGACAAACTTTTCTGCTACCTATGATGTAGGTTATGTAGATGTGTACCTTAACGGTGTAAAGCTTGTTGCGGGTACAGACTTTACTGCAACCGATGGGGCAACAATTGTATTGGCAGCAGGAGCAGCAACAGGTGACATTGTTGACATTGTTGCTTATGGTGCATTCAGTGTAGCTAATACTTACACGCAGGCACAGGCAGATGCTAGGTTTCTCCAAATAGCAAATGATTTATCCGATGTTGGTGACGCTGCAACAGCTAGACAAAATCTTGGACTAGAGATCGGTGTAGACGTTCAAGCCTATGATGCTGATACTGCTAAGACAGATACTGCTCAATCTTTCACTGCTCAACAAACCTTTGCTGAATTAAAAGAAACTGTATACACATTAGCTACTACTGGAAGTATTGCATTAGATCCTGCTAACGGATCTATTCAGTCCTGTGTAGCAACGGGAGCACCAAC